TTGTTCCGGAACAACTTTAAGCAGATGTTTTTCAATTCTAATTAAAACGTCATAAATTTTATTAAGTATTTTTTCACTCACAGTATTGTTCATTAAAATTTAGTTCCACTTGCGAAAAGTTTATCATAACTTTCCATATGTTCTCTTACAATTACATCATTTAGATATTGATGAATTGAACGATTAACTATTTTTTGCAAATTCATAGGTGAATTCACTGTTTTTAACCTAAAATTCTCATATAAAGATTTAATTATTTTCACGGATGTTAATTTTGTTTGTGTTTTCATATATACATAAATATATATATTCAATTTATAACAAGTGTTTTTTTTCCAAATTTTTTAGCATAATTTATAGTTGACATCGACCCTCTTGATTCAACACCACGAGGAATAAAAGCAACAACATATTCTGTATGAATTGCTATTTGTTTATTTCTGGCAAAAAAATTCCTAACATTATATGGCTTTCCATAATTTCTTTCATGCAGTGGACAATATAAATTATGTGCTTGATGTACCGGCGGATACTCTTCATATTGCAATCCCAATTCAAGAGCATATTTCTTAGCATAATAATCAGCACCTTTTGGGCATCCACCACTTACAATTATAGTGTCAGGTCCCCTTTCCCTTTTTAACTTGAATATAAATTGTTTTATTTTTTGTCGATTTTCGTATTTCCGACTACCGACAATTCCGACTTTCAATGTCGGACTATCTACAATATCTTTCCCCATTCACAATACTCCGTATCATAAAATTCACAAAATTTACATGCGCTTCCAGGTTTTGCTGAATAATTTCTATCTGCCCTATATCCCCCCTTTGAATCAAAAATCAACTCACGAAATTCATTAAACGCCTTCATAGTTTTATTCATATTTATTTTTCCTTGTGACGGCTCAAACCGTTGCAATCTACTAATTGGAAAATCTGACTTTTTTGCTATCTTCCTCTTCAAAATCAAAAACTCTACAAAAATCTTATCCAACGGTACGTCAAACTTATCCGAATAAAATTGTTTATACAATAATAACTGAGATATTTTGTAAAAATTCTTTTTATGAAAATTTGTCCAACTTCTTGTTGAAGTTTTCAAATCAATGATAGTAATATCTCCAGATATTTTATTACGAATCACAACATCTAAAAAACTTCTAAATTCTACACCTTCCTGTACTGTTGTAAATATAGGAACTTCAACACCAATTAACTCATAATTATTTTTCATAAAATACTTGTTACGATGTTTATGAAAATGTCCAATTATCTCAACACCATCTTGATAAAACTCTGCCATATCTTTTTGTTCACACGGTAAAGCATTCAACTTTTCTTTTATATTATTGAACTCTTTAATCATTTCTTCTTTCAATCTGGTTTCTAAATCAAGTTTTTCAGCATCTACTATAGATTTATTATACATCGTGACTAAATACTCTTGAATTACCGTGTGCATAGCAGAACCAAATAAGGTGTATATATTACCGCTAGATAGACTTAATTCGTCTATATAACGTAGTTTCCACTTTAAGTTACACTCGTTATAGGATGTAAACTGTGAATGTGATATTGATTTCATACTATCTCATCAATCAAACCATATTTCAAACAAGTTCTAGCATCCCACAATAGATCATGTTTTAATATTTCATCCAACTTCTTCATTGGAACTTTAGTATGTTCTTTATATACATTTTTTATAGTTTTCATCATCAAATCAAGATTCTGTTTCTCATCTTCAAACTCTGAATACTTTCCCCAAAAATTTGTGGATAATTGATGAATCAACATATAAGAATTTCTACTCATAAGTCTATGACTTGCAACTACTGAAAGAAATGTAGCAGCACTAGCACAGAACCCATCTACATATGTTTCAACTGGAACTTTTGTTCTTAATATCGTATCCATTGATGAAATACCTGAAGTAATTGAACCACCACCTGAGTTTATGTATATTTTTATTGTTGGTGGTTGGTCTAAATCTAAAGTATTACATAATGTTAAACTTTTAGATTCTAACTCACCTATCTTTTTGTTAAGTTCTGATGTACTGTCTCTACCAACACCAGCATAATAATAAATTTTATTCTCATGAACTGCTATGTGTTTATCAGCTGGTGGACCTTGTGCATTTTTCTTTTTAAGTGGTTTCTTTTCACCCCAATATTTTTCATTCATTATTTACCCCACTTTCCTCTACTGACAATTACTGCCATAATTCCATAATTAGATACATCCAAATAAGCATCTTCCATTGGCTCACCATTTACTGCAGCTTCTCTATCACCCATCAACAAAGTTTTTAATCGTTGTATCTTATCATTCATTCTAAACCATAAACCAGTTAAAGATAACTTCACTTCTTCAGATGTTTGTAATTGTGTACCAACACTTATGTTACCTGGACCGTAATCGTGTTGTTTATGTAAAAACAATACATATTGTTCTCGTTGTATTTTTTTAAACTCTTGAGTCATCTCAGGCCAATCTTTTTCCATTTGTTCTATAACAACTAATCGCTCAGTATTTGCTAACAGCTCTCTTTCTTTAATTTTCATTTTATGCTCCTATTTACTTAAAATTTGAAAGTTGAATAAAAATAATAATTGCAGATAACATAACACAAACCCAAGTCTTAGTATCTGGAACTTCTGATAATAACACCCAAGTCAAAAATGCAAAAACTATTGTTGCCATACCAAAACCTATAGGTCTAACATACCAATATCTCTCAAAATGTTCATAAAACCAACGAGTGCTATAATAAAATGCAAAACTTATAGGTATACCACCTAAAATAATCCACCAAAATGATTTAGCAAACTCCCATTTAAATTGTGCTTGCATATGAAACCAAGCCATAATATGACCTACCAAAGATAAAACCAATGCCAAAAATAACTTATTCATCTAACTTTCATTTCCTTTATTTCTTTATCTGTCTTTCCAAATTTTTTAAGTAACAATTTCAAATCATTCTTAGACATTAAACGATAATACTCCAATGCTTGTTTTTTACTTACTTCAAAATATTTTATCAAACACTCAATAACTCTATCGTCAATTTTATATTTATTCCCTGTCAAATATTTTAAATATGTTTTCCTTTTTGGCAATAATTCACAATAGAATTGATATAAAGATTTATGTGGCATAATTTCAATTGCATATTTTTGAACATAATTTACAAGTGGTAAAAAATCATCATTCATACTCAAATAACGATTCACCATAAATGGACTAAACTTTTTTTTGTCAACATCAGAAAATGTGTCCCAATTTCGTTTACCAACAAACAATTCATTTATCCAACTAAATAAGTTCATCTACCTCAGCACCCAATGGTAATAACTCACCACAACTTCCACAATTAAATACTTGAATTGGTGCAATCACTTCTTGTCCAGTTGGTGATACTATTGCTGATAACTTTTTTATTACATAACCTTGAATAAATATTTTATTATCACATTTCTGACAAGTCATAGTTTCTGCATCTTTCAAATCAACTTGAACTTGTGCCTTCGGTAATGGTTTTCTTGGTTTCGTACTCATGATATTCTCCTTAATATGTTTGATACTGTGGCAATAAAATTAATCTCTTTATCTACCACTAATACATCTTGATAAGCACCACTAGATATATCTACTATTACTTCTGGTATCTTGTCATCCGTAAACGTTTCTACTTCATCATATAACAACCTAAATAACTCCGTATAATCACTAAAATTACTATCAGCTATCAACTTACGAATTGATCTAAGATCAGATTTATCTCTAATCATTTCTAAAAACCTGAGTTTAAACTCATTATGTAGCATTCCATCTTTATCAATCTTCAACTTACCATCAATTACCTGTCTTTGTAAGTCATTTATAATTTTACGTAAATCAGGATAACCAGCCGTAACTACAAGTGCTAAATCGTCTAAATCAAAGTCAACATTTTCTTTTTCTAAAATACCTTTAGCATGAAGTGCCACCTCTTTCTTTGATGGTGGAACTATCTTATATGCTTGACAACGGCTTCGTATTGGTTCAATAATTTTCTCAACATAATTACAAGTCAATATAAACCTACAATGAGCAGAAAACGTTTCCATCAAATTACGAAGAGCTGGTTGGGCAGAATTTACATTTAAGTAATCAGCTTCATCCAGTATAACTATTTTCATCGGCCTAAACCCAATTGAAGACGCGAATGTCTTGAGTTTATCTCGTACTAAATCAATATTTCTTTCATCAGAAGCATTAATGTATAGATAATCACAATCAACCAAATTGACAATTATTTTTGCCAATGTGGTCTTTCCACCGCCAGCTCTACCGTAAAGTAATAAATGTGGAACATTACCATCTTCCAAAAATCTCTCGACTTTCGATTTAAGTTGTTTGTTCCCTACATAAGTTGATAAATCTTTGGGTCTATATCTCTCAACCCATAATCCATGCGATTCCATCAGTTAGATTGTTGAGACACTAACCAATATTTAACGTTAAAATCATCAACATTAAACTCGATGTAAGCCAAACCTTTATCTGAAATTTGTAATGTTGCCTTAGAACATTCTTTATTGGCACTCAAAACCTCTTTAAAAAGGTCAGCATTAAAGACAATTGGTTCAGTTAAAGCAACCGCACCACTTTGAGTTTTTATACTAATACGATTTGAATTAATATCACTATAACCAATAACAAATTCTAAACCACCAATAAGTGGCATAACAGCAAATGTTTCAACATCACTCAAAGCACCTTTACCTCGAATAAAAGAACTGATAAACTGTGCATCAATATTAACCAAAGTATTAAACTCAGGAACATTCTTTAATTCAGGAACATCAGGTATAACACCAATTGCTGCTAATACATAGTCAGCTGACATTATAGAATCTGTAAAATGAAAAGCAACAGGCGTATTATCAACTTCAGTTAAAGTAAAATCAACAGTATCAGCCAAAGTGCCCAACATTTTAGACAATAATGGTGTGTCATAAACACCAACTTCAAACTCAGGTAAAGTTTGTTTTACCAAAGTCAATTCACCCAATAAACTTTTATCAGGTGAAATAAATCTTGTAGACAATGTTTTACCATCAGAAATCCATTTCACTGAATTAACGTTTCCACCAAGATTGTATTTTTGGATAAATGTATCCAATGTTATTTTATTCATAGTATTCTCCTGTTATCTTTTAATATAATACTTTTTATTGTAAATGTCAATCAAAAAAATCTTTCAATTGAAGTTTTTTTATCAACGGGCATGTCCCATTTCATCGAATCATAAAACATCTGTATTTTCTTTTTCAATGCCTTATTAAATAACTTATCTCTATCTACATACTTAATGATAAAATCCATAATTTCTTTTGGATCATCATAACCTTTGAAAGCAACAGCATCAATATTAAATGGATTATCTTTTAAATACACCCACCTTATCTTAGACGCATTTCTGATTGGTTCACAATTATTAACTTTAAAATGTTTTAACAAATCATTATAAATAACTGATGCCTTGACATAAACTGGTGCACCTTTTTCCATTTCCGTAAACATTGATTTCCCACTAAATCCTCGTGTCGTTTTTTTCTTCGTATACTTCTTTATACCTTTAACACCAGTAGGTAATGCAATATTCTCTACTGTTTCATTATGTAATGATTTCTTAAAATTTAAGATAAACCCATCAATCCTTTCTTTACCTACTTTTGCCAATATAGCTTTCAACACCTTAGTCATAAAATCTCTAAATGATGGTGGGAATGAACTTCTGACAATATCCAATCCCTTAACATCAAGTTTTTCACAAGGTGTACCACCATCGTTAATAATCCATTGTCCGTATCTCTTCTTGGTAACCCAAAAAGCAGATTTAGCAATAACCTCTTGTTTAATCTCAAATCGATGTTCATCTTGGATATTCAAGAAGTTTTTAGCAAAGTAATCATATGATTTATTAATATATGTTTGAACCTCTGAAGCAATATCAAGAATTTGTTCGGTCATAAACTTATCATCAGTAGTATCGGCATTTGGTAATCTATCCTTAACTAATGGTAAAGCACTATAGAATACCGAATCAGTATCCGTGTAAATACAATAGTCTTTATCATCTTTGAGTATTTTATTATAATAATTATTCGTAACCTTTTCGG